GGGACAGGCAGTACCCTAGCGCGAAAGGGGTTAGGGATTTACCCCCCCCCCTCCCCTCGGCCTCAAATGGGAATGTATGTCATTTGATGTGCGTTATGATAATGATTATCATTTGATGTATGCATTGATGATAATGATTGTCATCTACGAAGTGATGATGATATTAATTCCTATTTGAAGGGTGGCCTACTTCCCCACCCCATTTAAATCGATCTCGGCTCCTACTAAAGCAAGAGCCATAAGCCCTTCACCATCAGGATGTTTTGCCAATACGTCCCGAATGGTGGCAGCGCACTCGCTAACCACGCTCTGCTGCTCCAGAGGAAGTGTTGTGATGTGCCCTTTAATCATCAGCAATGTTTGTTCTTGATATGTCATATTATTTCTCTGTTGATGCTTTATAAGGAAGAGATTCACCCCTATTCCTAAAGATGATGTAAGCCTCTAATGCAGAGTGGGGGTAACCCCGCTCATGTCGGGACTGCCCCGGCTTATGCCGCTTCCAGCCATCATTTAATTTCCACATCAGGGATTATTACTGACGGCCTGAAGATTACACGGTAGTGATACTCACTGACGGGTACAGAGTCGATTTGTTCCATAAACCAAGTGACGTTATCCGACAACCCAAGCATTTGCTTTTTGTATTGATTTGGCCCCGTCTTGCAAACAACCCCCAATGTTCTTTCTGTGCTGGAGTTGTCTTTCGAGCACAGCCCTTCAATGGTAATAATGTAATCGCCAGTAATACCGTTGTAGAACACAAATCTGCGCTGAATTTCGAAATTATCCGAGGCGGTAGATAGGTTTTTTGATGCTACGTTGCTAGCACTATCACAACCGGTTAAGGCCAGCATGGATAATGCCAAGAATGTTTTTTTCATGTTTATCTCGCTGTTAAATTAATGGAATCGACTTGCCTCTGGCCCAGCGAATTCCTTACTGGGTACTATCATTTGATTCTCTCCGTAGCTGTTTTCTTCCAGTGGCATCGGGCGCATAACGACTCCAAATTATCATCGTCATCAGTTCCGCCAAGAGCTTTGGGGATGATGTGATCGACATGAGTTGCCGCTACTCCAATGTCTCTTCGCCTATGGTCTTGGCACAAATAGCCATCGCGCATGAGGATGCGAGGGCGGATGAGATCCCATTTCCTACCATAACCACGTTCATGTCGGGACTGCCCCGGCTTGTGGCGCTTCCAGCCATCACTGGCATGTTCCGGTTTGTGCTTATCACAGTAGCCTGTTGCATCAATAGTTAGTGCTGCACACCCACTATGTCGGCAGGGCTTCTTTATTCTTGGGGGCATAGTTGTAGCCTCTGGTGTTGGTCCGTTCTCTCACGGTGTCACGCTGCTTCTTCCACCTCGGCTAACGTTTCCGATATGCACCTCAACAAGGCGGTGTTACCTGTTATTGATTCAACCAGCGCACTCTGCATTAGGAGTCATGCGTCTCAGTTAACGCTGGCGACGGCGACAGACAACGCGGGTTGAATTATTTACCCAAAGAATCTCGTGCATGTTTAATTGCATTACTTATGATGCTGTCAACCTGATCCAAAATCATATGAGGATCTATATTTATCCCGACTGTAAGTTCAGAAATATTTTTGGATTTATTATCCAAGGCATCAAAAGCTGAATTAATTAATGAAGCCAAATCGGTTAATGCTCCTGCCTTTAGTTTCTCAACCCCATAGTTAGTAACCAAAATAAGAATGGCGTCACGCAGCGTTTCCTCTTTGATACTGACGGAGCTTAAAGCAACGGCTTCGCCAATAAATGGAGTCGTTGGGGAATGCTCAACTGGTTGCCGGGCTTGAAGTTCTCTCACGTCATCTTCCAGTTGGTGCAGGCGAATATTTGTATTTTGCGCGTGACCCATTTCCATTGTTATTCCTATTGATGTGGGACCATGGTCCCAATAATGAAAAACCCGCCTAAGCGGGTTGATTATCTGAATATCTGCTGGCCTTCTCAGGCTAATGTCGGATTAATTGTCTGTTCTATTACAGGCATCGTATCCAAATCATTAAACGTTGGTATGGCCATCTTATAACCATAATGATATTCAGCAGTTGCCCCAGCACTATGTTTCCAGCCGGGTAACAGAAAGATGCAATCAGCAGCGCGTAGCATGGCAAAGCAGATATCCATGTATTGGTGCTGGGTTAAGCCAGGCGGTAAAGCTGCAGGGTTGAGGACTATATATCCACGACCTGTTAATGACTTCGCTACTTGATTAAAAGTATCGCGGTTATCGTTAGCAACGCCGGTCATCGGCCCTGCAATATAAATTTTCATAGCAGCTCCAGTGGCTAAGATTGGGGAATTATTGATGTGAGGTGCTGTTAATTATTCGCCGGTCGTCAGTGACAACCTTCTGTAACGCGGTGACCTTCTCGACTAGCTTGTCGGCTCGCTCAGCGATTGAAATAAGAAACCCGACATCTGCGTCTGAAAATCCGCAGTCTCTGGCTGCATCAGTGAGCTGTCCACTGGCGGGAGGAACGGGCATATCCCCAACTGAAGCGGCGAGACACTCGAAGCGCTTTTGCAACCTGATATTGCCAGCACGGTAAGCAGCAATAGTGCCTTTTGCTTTGTTCTCAGCATCAGTTACCCCTTGTTGGTATGCTTTTAATCCGGCTGATTGTGCAGCTTGAAGTTGACCCTCTTTCTCGTCAGCGCTCTTTTTAGCGGCTTTTTCTGCCTCAAGATCTGACTTATCACGCTTGGCCCACTTAAGGGACCATTCCGAATCTTTGCTGTCGCTACCCCACCAGTACCCGCCTGCCAAGCAAATAACAGTGATTACAAGTACAGCAATGAGAGTGGCAGCTAGTTTATTCATCCAGCCCCCAACACGTTAATTCGCTTTCTTGTTCACGGCGCTCTATCTGCCCGTAACAGTTATTGGAGCGAATACGGCAATCTTTCCCGCCGTCATGTATCCAGCGTTTAATTTCAGCGCACGCGCCTAAGCGGTCGCCTAAATTTAATTTTCGATAGAACGTAGAAGTGAAACATTTACTCGGGCCAATGTTCCAAGGGCAGAATGAAGCGATCCCGACCTTTTGCGGCTCTGTCAGAGGAACGTAGACATTCTTCTGCACCCATAACAGCGCTTTGGCTTGCTCTGCCTTGTCGATGGAGTTGCATTGTGTTTGAGTGAGCTTCATGCCCTTAACGACTGGTTTTCCGTCCACGCGCGTAACACCACCGCAAATAGTCCAGACACCGCCGTTGTCAGGATAAGCAATCAGGCTTGTGCCTTCTTTTTCTTTCTGAAATTGAGACATCATTACTGGTGCAGAAGCTCCAGTAGCGATCAGCGCCAGAATTGCCGCGCTCAATTTGCTTTTTGTTGATGACGGCATTAACGATCCTCCGACATCATGATGTTCAATTCATCATCGGTTAGGTTTTTATCTTTCCGATTTAGATATTCTTTAAGAAGTTTTAGACGTTGGCATTTAAACCAGATCCCAGTGCCACAACCAATTATTGTGGTAACAATACCCACAAGAATACCTAGCACCATCCATTCGCTTGGTGAAAAGTAAGTAATTAAACCAAACAAAACTGAGCCGATACCACCGCCATAGAGGGCATTGTCTGCAATTTTCTCCTGCATATTTTTCATCCTCAACCCCCCGGTATCGGTTGGTGTGTAAGTCGGCTCCCGGCGCTTATTTCCGGATGTCTTGCATGCCAGCTCTACGGCGAGCCAAATAAAAAGGCCACCTGATAGGTAGCCTGAAAATTGTTCTGTGGTGGCCGGGTCTGCTCTCCGGCATTGGCGTCGGTGTCAGCTTGGTTTATGGCCCTTTGTCAGTAGTCCAGCACTACGCGCATCAGTCTGCGCATTCACCACATTCGGCTGAGCACCAACCATTGCTGCAACAATGTCTGGAATAGATTGGGATATGAACCCGTTATTCAGTGATGCTCAGGCGAATGTGAAGCCGGTTACGGTTCCGGCGTCAACACCTACCAATGTGCTGACCGCATATCTTCCGAGCTAGCTATAGCTCTATTTCTAGGGCCTTCAATTCACTAACCGTTTGTAAAAATCGCTCTTCTTCGAGTTCAACACCTAATGAACGTCTGCCTAACTGTTCTGCCGCTTTAATTGTCGCACCTGAACCCATGAAAAAATCTGCTACTAAATCACCGGGGCGAGTGCTCGCGGCAATAATATCTAGCATCATAGGGAGAGGTTTCTCGCATGGATGCTTTCCTGGGTAATGCTGAACTGGCGGATAGGTCCATACGTTCGTATGTGGAACTGACTTAGAGACATTGAACGGACGCCGAAGCACTTCATATTCATGGCGTAGTTCGTCGTACTGCCTAATCAATCCTGCATATTCAAGTGAGAGACCACCGTATTCACGCTCTAGCAATGAGTGTTCCGTTGTTAACCCAAGAACGCCACGTTCCATTGCAACCCGATTAAATAATGCCTGGAGTGCGGCATACTGTTCAGGCCGAGGTAGCTGCCATTGAGTCTGGCTAAACCAATGGCTACACATCTGAGTTCCTGTGACTTCATTAATTTCTTTTGCCGAAATACCGAGTCGCGAACGAGCTTCACGAAAATACTGAATAAGCGGGGCATATACCTGCTGCTTCAGCTCTTGGCATTTTGACGCATAACCTGCATTCCCTTTTGCAAAACCCTCTGCGCCATAATGCTCAGCAAATAAAACATGCTCAGTAGCTGGGAAATAGGATCGGAAAGACTCTTTACTCGCCCCTTTCCAGCGGCCAGATGGTTTTGCCCAAACAATATGATTCAACACATTAAACCTATCTCTCATCAATATTTCTGTATCCGCCGATAACTTGGGGCCACAAAATAAATAAAGAGAACCATTAGGTTTCAGTACCCGCCAAAATTCAGCAAAAAACTCATCAAGCCACGCTAGAAAATCGGGAACCGATGCCCATTGATTATCCCAACTATTCGATTTAACTCGGTAGTAGGGGGGATCAGTAATGATTGCATCGATATAATTGTCGGGCAGGGTTTTAATGTATTGCAACGAATCGGCATGTACTAAACTTGCACTGTTTATTTTTACAGTGTTTTCCATAGAATTATGGAGCCTTTTTTGATAGGCTTATCGTTGCTGGCGCGCATCAGCAATGGGCCTTGTTTCGCCATGTCTCGTGGCATGGGTCGAATGCTGTGACCACGGTCCCACGTGGTTGCAGCGCCCATTTTCAGGCACAAAAAAACCGCCAGTAGGCGGTTGATGATGTGAGTTAGCTTACAAAAATGCCAACTTAGAAAAATTTTATATTTTTATTAACTTTTTTGCAAGTGATGAATTGGGACCATGGTCCCAATTATAAAATAGTCGTGGCTTTATTTATCCTGACAAGCCTGACGATATTCAAGGGTTAAAGAATATCTTCCCGATACATTACAGCTAACCATTTTAAAGTGTTCCATCTGAGCCAAAATGAATAAAACGCGGCACTCATCCATATACAACTCATCCGCTATATCACCATAAGCCCATGATCTTCCGTCACCTAAAATTCTTTTCAATCTGAATGCATCTTCAGTCATGGTTTCGTTAAGCTCTTTATATGTCATTTTATTTATCCTGTCGTTACTCAATATAGTCCTCAACGACGCGAACTGTAGCTTCGCCAAAACTGTAAAGCCAGCTATTTAATGAATCATTTTTGTTATCTTTACATACATAAATGTTGTGTTTTGGCGGCTTTATGTTTATTCTATTTTTATAGGAAAAGGAGGGCGCAATGTGAAATACAGTGAGTTTAGACGGTGGCTGATTTCTCAAGGGGCAACCATTGAGAAAGCAAAAGGAGGGGGGAGCCATCGTAAAATAGCCCTCAACGGAAAACGGTCAGTTTTTCCTGACCACGGTTCAAAAGAAATGCCGGAGCCATTAAGAAAGAAAATATTGAAAGATCTGGGGCTATAAGCCCCAGCTTTAAAAACTTCATAAATTGGAATGTAAATCATATGTTTAATTACGCAGTGAAACTAGAACGCGATGATGATAGCGGTACTTTTATCGTTTCATGCCGTGATCTGCCGCTGCTAAATTCAGTAGGTGACTCTAAAGAAGAGGCGCTACTGGAGGCGGTAGACGGTATTGTTACAGCTCTATCTATAGAGATTGACGAACGTCGCCCTATACCAGCCGCTTCTGCCCCTCAAGCCGGTGAATATGTTATTGCGTTACCTGTGCTAGTCGCTATGAAAGCGGCATTACATAATGCAATGATCGAAACTGGAACCCGTAAGGCTGACTTGGCCAGAAAACTTGGTCAGAAAGCGCCGCAAATAGATCGATTGCTGGATGTCGAACATTCATCAAAAGTAGAGACTGTTGAACTGGCTCTTCATCAATTAAATAAAACAGTGAATGTTAATATTGAATCACACGCTAGATGAACCAGTGGGACCTCGGTCCCACTGTTTTATGATGCCGAAGAATGGTTAAACTTGGCGTAAAATTTACTATTTTGTTGGTAGATCAACGTGTCCATATACTGCCTTATGTGTTCACACTCAACAGTCATTTCGCTAGCTGTATTCATGAGTCTAACAACCTCATCTATATAAATACTAGCGTCAGGGCTATCTAGTGTTCGGCGTACCATTTGTAATAGGGCATTAAGTTCCAAAAGTTTTGATGCCATGGTTTCTGACTGGCAGTTATCGCTCATTTTATTCTTATACATTTTACCTCCCCATACAGGGTAGTCGGCTCACAATATTTAAGCGGGGAGGCTATGCCGGTATCCAGCTATCATCTTCCCAAATACCTTGAATGACACTTATAACTTCGTCATGTTCAGCCGCGTTTTTAGTACCAGAAACCTGAATAATGCTGCTGGTACTATTGGCTATGCGTAATCCAAATTTTGGATACAACGGTGTAAGTTTTTTTTCAATCTCAGCACGTAATGCTTCAATCGTTTTCACCGGAACTTTGCTGTGCTCATCAAACAATATTTCAATACGCATTTATCATTTTATCCATGCAATACTGTATATGTATACAGTCTAATGGATAAAAGCAAGTTCTATCAAGTTTTAATTATGTATTGCTATCAAACGCCTAAGAGTTGTTCATGTCTTTTGCTCAGAATAGCGTAATGGTTCGCTTGTTGTTCTAACAAACGCTCTCCGGCTGCGATGAGTGCATCACGCTGTAAGGGAAGCCCTGCGGCCATGATAGGGAAATTACCAGGTATAAACTCTGCAATTGCATGATTTTCTGTCTGGTTGTTATCCAGTTGGCCAGAACTAGCATCTACGAAAGCCACTCGACCAACAATGAAATAAATCCGACTGGCCAAATACCATGGAAACCATCCCTCTCCGGGTCTGGCCCGAAATAACCATTGAGAATAGACACCTTTTTCAGCTTGTTGCCGCGCTTTTTTAAAGAAGTTGGCCATCCCATTGTGAGGAACGGCCGCATTCGCATCTTCTTTAGAAAACGGGGGGTTAAAATATATTGCCGGTTCCACACCACGCTGGTTGGTTTCAGTATGCCAATCGAGTTCCAGGCAATTATCTTCCCGAGTGAAATAGTGAGGAAGTAGGTGATTGCTATCGCTGGCACAGCCGTCGATAGAACAGGGGCGAAGCAGGGAAAACATCCCTGCTGCAATACGAGGATCGGTTTGCCAAATATCGCGCAACTCTGCTGGGGTTAAACTACGATGATCGAGCAGCATTACTTCCCCTTGGCCGGTCTATAACTATGAGTACGTCCCGCAGCTGCTTGACGGTGCTCTGTGATGCCATTAATTGTTGCTGCATCCAAATAGCGGCGGATTGCTTGTGTGCTAAGACCAACATCAAAGCGCAAACTCTCAGCCGTGATAAAACCATCACCCCCGGCATTCAATGCGTTTTTACTCCTCCTGGCTAACATGGCCATAAGGGTTTCACGTTGATGTTCCATCTGATTCCCCCTTAACTAATCGGCTATATGCCAAAATATCTCTGGCCTGTTCCCGGCATTTCATTTCCAACTGATATTTGTCATTCATCAGTTCATCAATGCGCGAACGATAGAGTTTTTCGGCTTCATCTTGAGCTTTTAAATATTCTTTGTGACGAGTGGTTGATGAACGACGCTTTGCTTGCCGCACAGCATAGTGATTTTTAATAAACCAATCAGGGTCATTTAATGATGATCGGGCTGCATCAAGTATTACTGATGTAGGTTTTCCGCTTAACCAGTAGATAGCGCCAAAGGGGGTTCTGATAGATAACATCTTCATATCAGGTTTATCGCTCCCCATAAAAGAGCCTTTTTTAATACTGAAACCGGGAGTGAACATTAATATCAACATGCTGTCTTCTCCCCGAAAAATTCATCAATATAGTTAGTTTTATTTACCTGATGAGCAGCCTGATATAGGTCAATGTGGCGTTTATCTCTCAGATTCCACTTAGCTCTAGCCTCGTTAATTAATGGAACAAGGTCATTTTCTGAGTAAAGTGTTCCCGAGATCTCCTCAGAGGTTGCTCCACATTCATGGCAAAAAACATTGACCTTGGTAAGCGCTCCATCTTCTGGCAGAACAATATCAATCGGGACAAATATTGGTCTGTAGGATAAGCCCTCACGCACACACATAAACGTTACTGGCGGACCAGAACAGAACGGGCAGGGGATTAACTCCGTAGCTTTAATTAATATCAGAGGGCTATTTAGCATTCTGGCCTCCAGTCTGTACAAGCCGCTGGTAAATAGCTGAAACGTATTTTGCCTGATGAATAGCATCAGCTAATGCATTGTGGCGTTCACCATCAAATGGCATATCTCGCTTTGGATCAAAGCCGATTGCACGCCCCAAGCTAACCATTGTTCTGACATCAAGATCGTTAGAATAGAACCAACATGGAGGCATCTGACAACGCTCATAGGCTGCGCGAAGAATAACGTTATCGAATGAAGCACCATTACCCCATACAGATAGTTTGCTGGAATTTTCGCTTGTTGTGGCCACAAAAATAGTTAAGTCATGCAGGGCCTTATTGATTGGATTTGGGTCACTAGTTATTGCTGCTCGTGCTTCACTGCTTTGATTTAACCACCACAATATGGTGCTAGCATCAGGTATAGCCCCGAGTGCTACTTCACTCTCAAGGCTTACTACAGTGTAAAATGATGGGCCAATCTCGCCTGTTGTAGGTTCAAAAAACACAGCGCCAATAGCTACGATAGGTGCGCTTGGTTTATTACCCATTGCTTCCAAATCTACCATTAAGTTATTCATGAGCTACTCTCCAAGTATCTTTTTCATTAGCGCAAATGTTTCAGGGGCGCGATTATCTTGCCGTTTACATTCAGTTATAAGTAGGGTCGTTATTTCGTCCCAATTAGCGATAATCCCTGCAAATCTGGGAACTTTTTCAGCGATCGTAGGGAAGTAATCACGAATCTCCGGTACCTCATCAACTAAGAACATACAACGACTTAAATCTGCTGGATCGCTTGGTGGACTGAAATGGCTGCTATAAAAGGATTTATCCAACCCAAGAGATATAGCTGCCATAGTCGCTGAACTAACACCCACACGACCCTTGGTCTGCCACTGGATAACTTTCATTGCTAAGCTAGCTCTAGCTCCAGATCGATACGTACAACCTCTGGGTAGCCGCCATACATCAACACTTTTGGGGGTTTTCCGCAGAAGCCTTGCTCTTGACCTATTTCGATGATGTCTGCGCGGTAATGAGCCATCCATGCATTTTTATTACAATCCGGGCAGGGGATTTCCCCACCAAAATCTAAATAGGTGTCACCTTTACTATCAACACCACCGCTATCCATATCCCATAGAAAACCGTCGATACATTGGCTATCTAAATAGCCGCCACCAAATTCATACCCTTGATATCCGCAGCTCATAAGTCACCTACATGCTTTCTGGTAGCAACACGGAGACGTTCAAAAATTGCCGCTGCAAAAAGTCTTTCTTCGCCAACATCACACGCCGAAAAATAGTCATGCGCTGCTGTCACTGCTGCCTGATGCTTATTGAGAAGCGCTATCTTTAATGCTTCAAGATGGCTGAGTTCTAGGTGACTAGCTAACGCTTCGGGATCACATTCGAGAGGACGCAACCAGATACAAACTGGTCCCTCTTCAGTGTCATGTATTGAAACCATAAACCAACCGTCACCATTTGGTTGCGTTGGTTGCCACATGCTGAGATCACAATCACCGGCATCGTATGCAGACTGTAATTCTTCTGCATTTTCTTCACATTCCATCCAGCCTATAGCGCCCGTAACGCGGTTAAATGCTTTCCACGCATCGAATTCACCTTCGACACCAAACTCATTTCCGTTTGCTGGAACAAAAAAATCAGGATGAGTCCAGAATCCACGACTATCACGCTCAACGGGTGCTGCTGTAATTGTCTTTAACATCGCTGTTTCCTCGCATAGAGAACTCTATTGCTGAAAATTAAAAAGGGATTATTTCCACATCTTTTGCTGATAATCGCTGGATGGCCGAGGCACGTTCTTTGCTACTGGCAAGCGGACCATTACAAGGCTTTTGCCAATATCGAACGATGGTGTCACCCTTACTTCACGACCAGCAGCGCGATATCTGCTGGCCAATTCCTCTGCCTCCCTTTGGGTCATGGGTCCTTGAGGGAACCAGTCCAGCGCCATAACTACCCCTGAACCATAAAGTTATAGTCGTCAGCAACACCAAAGAAAGTGGCTAAATTACGCATAATTTGAGGGGTATAACTGGCTACTAGCAGCATCTCAACGGCATATACATGTTGAGCATCATCGGCTTCTTCTTCCGACATGCGCTCATCATTGTCATAGTCATAACCTTTGAAATGCAGGTTCCCGTTTGCCGGGATATGCAATGAAAACTCAGCCAAATTTTTAAGCTGGCCATCAGCAGGACGTTCAACAAAGGCCATTTCTACAGATCTGATTTTCATACCTGATATAAGCGACTTAGCTTCAGGGCTATTTATACCCACGCCATCAAACGTGCCTTTGAGTGAAGAATCAGAGCCTGTGAATATTGTTTTGCCAAACGGGGAAATAATCAGGCTATCTGGCAGAGGGTAATAGTTTGTTTTGCCAGCTTCACAACTTAGGTGGTCTGATAGAACGGTAGCTTCCAGCCCACCAAAGCCCCAAGGAGTCGCATATAAACTGCCAAGAGTTTTACGCAGGAGCGACAATGCATCTTCGCATTTGGCAGCATTAGCAGCGGAAACATAGATATGTTTTTCAACAGGGCAGATAAGAATATATGCGGACCATGTTTTTAGTGGGGCAAAGCGAATAATTTCATTAGTTGCGGTATGTTCAAACTCTCGCAATAAATCATCTGAAACCACGATCCCGTTTTCTTCGGCTTTTTTCTGGCGCTCTTCGACTAGTTGCTGCACCGCAGCTCGGTTCTCTACTCGTTCACTTTTACGATAAAGTAATAGCGCCCGACCATCTGAGATAATCATTCGAACGTCAGGAACAATTTTCGACCAGCCAAACCCTGAACGTGCCGAATCAGTCAGGCCATCAAACGCCTTTTTTTCTACCAGTTCGGCCATATCTGCAGGGAGTTCAATCTCGGTAAGATATGGGAAACAAGTTTTAAACATTTTCATGCTATTCCCTCGCATTTACGGCGCTGACGCTTAATTACTACTTTACGGGCGCGGTCCATCGATGTTTCATACTGGCTTTTAGTCGGGGTTGTAGATTTTGATGGCGTTACATCAACGGTCTGTGCTTTTGGCTTTGGGCCGTAGCCGCCAAGAAGCGTATGTAAGTAATTACGGCTAAAATCTGCGCCTGGATCTAATGGGTCGCGGCGCTGGCCAATGACTAATGGTTCTGTTTGCATGGTTAACTACCTTCTGATTGTGGGACCGTGGTCCCAGAATTGCAGGAGTTAGAACGCTGGACAGCGAGCGACTCCTGTTGTTGTTCGTAACGTTCTATCCACAAAGATGCGATGTGCTGATCACCGGGCCTATTTGCCCCATACCACTCGCTGATAACTGCTTGTTTATTCCAGTCTGGGTGGGTTCTAAACCCACAGGTCGGGCAATACATCAAGTACTCATCTCTGGCTTGTGACCGGAGTAAACGCGGTGGGTCTGCTTTCCTACGCATTACCTGCTGACAGAGACAAATCGGCATATCCGCATAGACTGCTTTCGCGGCTGTCCTCTGCTCTATGGGCTTGTTCAACATGAGTTAACGCCTCCCTATCCAGCGCGGCTCCTATCTGCAATAGAGCGAACCAGCGAAGTTGGTAATTTTGGTTCCAGTTAGAGGCTGATAGACCGCTTAAGGTACTGAGGTCAGCGGCGTCATACTTTCCGACGCCACGGTTGGTGATTAATTTGGATTCTTGCACTGATAACCAAACCAGTGACTGCATGAGAGTTTTTATTTTCTTGCTCATTTTTGGTGCTGCTATTTCTCTTTGATAAACGAGAAATGCTGACCAAACGTGATGGCAAAGCACTATTTGATCTGAAAATAGAATTGAGTCGCCGTAGCAATATCTAACCCATGCCTGATAAGTATCAGGCAATTTATTTACGGCTCTACGCCATGCGGAGTATTCAAAAGCTTCTGGGGTGAGCAGCACAGAGCTGCCTTTATATGATCGGACTTCACAGCAGCGTATAGCCTCGGCAGGAACAGTGATTGAATGGTTTTCACCAAATGAAATTTCCCGCGTAGGCTTAGCCCTGAATTTCTGCTCTCCCTGTATGGAGCCACCGATACTAGCCAGTTGGTTAGCCTTGGGCTTATAAATACCCAATAACGCTATTGTTAGTCGGTTTCTCACATAATTAAGCTGCAACAATTAATGCCCCCTTGTTGTAGCGCGGAGAGGACTTTGCGCAGCTAATTGAATTACATCAGGAGAAATACCCGTGGCGGATTCGATATTTCCTATTTCGCGTTTTATATATGCACACAGTTCAAATAGCCTATTTTGCAATCTACTCAGCGCGTGCTTATCGTCTTTACAGTCATAAACACCGTCGTGAGCTGGCTCGGCATGCATCAATACTTCACCAAATTTTCTGGTTATTTCATCAATTTCAGCTTCGATTGATTTAGTTGAATGCAAGGTATAACTAGGAAGGCGAATCCACATAAGATCCTGCAATGCTGCAATTTTCTGCTGACATTTTCCCTTGTACGGCTCAGATAAAGCAGACATCCACGTAATAACCCAATCGGCTGGCATTGAGGTTTCACCAGTGATGACCCGCTCTGTTCTCTTGATACAACGGCTACGCCAACGTATGTAAGTTTCAGCAGTCACACCTTCGGTACCGATATCAATCAATCCCTGAGCTTCTAACTGAGGAATAAGGCGCTCAGTAGCAAAATGCGCACAGCTTTCGCCGGTTTGCATGAGCATTTGCTCCGTTGCCGCAATAACAACTGACGACATGGTGTCGCGGGGCTGACATTTACTCATCATTCCTCCGTCTGGCATTCTGCCGCTGCAGCGTGTAATCCGACTTGAGTCTTCCACGCATTTTGACTTCGAGTTCATACTGGCGATGAGCTGGCACTTCAGCTCCCCATTTATAGATAGCGTCACGGCTGCAATGAAGCAGTTTGCATAAGGTATTTATGCCTCCTGCAATCTTGATAGCTTCTTTCGTTTTCATACATTTATTATGAGGTGACTACGCACATTTTGTCCAGTTTAATTGGCAATTTTTGACGTGATCATCACTTTTGGGGTGTATAGCCAGCTATACAAAAGTGATCTATGATTTCGACTATGAAAAAACGTGGTGACTGGCTGAAAGAACGCCGCGAGGAGCTTAAGGCCCTCGATAAGAAGAGATTTTCTGTAAGAGCGTTGGCTGAACGCGTTGGGATAACCAGTGCGGGGGTCTCACATCTTGAAAACTCTAATGCTATGCCTGCCTTAGATCTTGCTTTCAAATTAGCGAGAGAATTGGATCGACCCATTGAATGGGTTCTTACAGGGATTGGTAATTATCAACAGCCGGGCATACCTATCATTGGTACTACGTTGACAGGACCAAATATTGAATGGTTAGAAAAAAACGGGCAAGGTGTCAATACTCTAGAATTTGTTGATATCAGAGTTCCGGCTCGTAGATTGTATGGATTAAAAGTTTCTAATGATGCTTCTTTACCACGTTACACAGAAGGTGAGGTGCTGATTGCAGATCCAGATGCAACTCCCATAACTGGTGAAGAGGTCGTTGTCATAACAAAAAATGGCGATGAACCAGTCATTAAAGTCTTTGCTAGCAAAAGAGATAATCAGGTTTTGCTTGAGTCCGCTGATAGAAAACAACGAGTGATAAGGGATCTTGACGAAATAATTGTGATACACCCTATAATTTTTGTGGCTAAATATCACACAATCAAGGCGACTATTTGATGTTGTGTTAAGCATATTTTGCCAAGTTAACTTTCAAAGGCTATTATGTGGCGTAATAACCGATGAGCGGTGATCTTGGCAGGTCAATATTTGAGCAATTCGAATTTTTGACAATAAAAAGCCCCGGTTGTGGCGACCGGGGCTTCGTACTCGGAGATGTCTACAAATCAACACCCCACGTCCAATGTGAGTTGATTGTAGCCGTTTCCGCTTCTCGTGCGCAACTGTGCAGAGCTTTTTTTTAGGCGGAAATATGAAAATAACGGATTTTTATCAACATTTATTTAACTCTGACCCATTTGCACTACTTGATGCAGCACATTCTGAGCTTGCTTCACTGGCTGGTTCCGCTGGTATTGACTGGAATGAATGCTCGTCAGAAATTCAATTAACCACTTCACGTGGTCCTTCTGAAAAATTCACGAAATATACTGGCCATGCACCGGCTGTTACTAGCCCCAAGCTACGCGGCAAGGTTGAGATTTACTCACGCTTAGAATCCACGCCAGACGGCATCAAATACCCATTCGTTAACTTTGTTTCTAAAGGTGCGGACGCAGGTGTATGGAGTGGGCTTCAATTCTTATTTGCCGAGTATCGGCGGTATAAAGAACGGACCACTGGGACCACGGTCCCAATGACAGCTAAAGAGCTTGAAAGAAAGCAACAAGCCGAAGCTAAGCGCATTGAACGTGAGGAACAGAAACGGGTTGCTGAACTTCTTAATAGCCAGCACCGGTCCGCTGACCTACAAGAATATTTAGAATTTCTGCAAAAATTTGCAGATTCTCCTATTGAAGATGGGACACACCCTTATGCAATAAAAAAGGGAATATCTCAAATATTACCAATGACTAATGTCCGTAGAGTTAGCGTCTGGGACCGTGGTCACAATGGCGATAAATTAACCAGACGCGAATGCATGGCCATTCCTCTATCTCACATAGATGGACGATTTAACGGGAAAATTATTGGCTGGCAACGGATATTTAGCAACGGCGCAAAGATACAAACACGTGCGGTAGATATGGGGGCTGGGCCTGACGCTGCAGCTCCGTTCTCTGGAAGCTGCCATATTATTGGCAAGTTACGTGGGGCTGAACGTGTCTGTGTTGTTGAAGGGTTTGCAACCGGTGCATCGGTCTACATGGCAGCGAAGAAACGTTTTGATGCCGTTATTGTGGCTGTTGCAGCAAATAACGTGATTAAAGTTGTTGATCAACTCAATTCACTTTATCCCGGAATTGAGATCTGGTGTGCTCTCGATAATGATCAAAAATCAGCAGCTGAAGGAAAGGGAAATACCGGTATTAAAACAGGTATTGATGTAATAAAAAAATTCCCTAACGTTAAATGTACCCGACCGTTATTCAACAACGATGAAAAAGAATTAAGTGACTTCAATGACTTATTTCAAGCTAAAGGCATAACTGAAACTAACAGACAGCTCTTCGCTACTGAAAATAGGTTAAAGATATCAGGTAATATTTTTGACGCCGAATTACTGGCATTAAGCGTGGCCCCGACTGCAAAACAGCACCGCCGCGCATTCTCACGCCAGCTAACCGCGTGTATCGATGCAGGTATGATGCTATGCCCATCAAAAATATCACCACAAGAATTAATCCTTTTAATTTGTGCTGAACTTAAAAAGTTAGGTGCAGATGATGCATTTAAAAACACTGTTATCAGCCGTGTTAAACGACGGTTTGAACAGAAGTGCCAAAATGCACAAGCGTTCCGTTCATTCAGTGAACGTATAACTAATGCCGCGCTACGCCCAGATCACATCACATATAAACGGTTTAATACGCCCCAAATAACCCCAGAAGTATTGGCATATATTAAGTCACTACGAGGACCTGTAATTGTCCGGGCTGGTATGGGTTCAGGGAAATCTAAGCACCTGCTTAGGCCATTGATGCATGCTGCCGAACGAGGCGTTTCTGTGGCCCACCGCGTCAGCCTGATTGGTGGTCTGTGGGATATGATGACGCGTAACGATCTAGGGCAACGTATAAAAACTGACATCGTTCACTATGGCGATGAAGGCGCTAAAGATATAGCCCCTTATGCAAGCAAAGCAACCATCTGTATCAATAGTACGGTGAAGGGTTGCTGGCGACCATTAATGACTAAGCATGATTTCTTTGGCCTTGATGAAGCAACTCAGGGACTCCGGGCAACATTATCAGGGAAAGCAATGGCCCACCCTGTAGATGTTTTCAATCGGCTAATTGAATCTATCGCGATGACCGATGATCATGCACTTTTAGTCGATGCCGATGCCAGTGACATCCTTGTTGACCTCTGCGAACTGGCGCTGGCCAAACGTGAGCAAGTCGGGCTATCTACATGGACTCAGATACATGTTGTCGAACTTCCTGTAGATGTGACCTATGAAAAAGATGGCAAACACCAAGCCCGGCGAGTGTTTTATACAGATACCAATAGAATTATCACCGAAATACTAAAAGCTGTTGAGACAGGCGAAAAATTTCTTCTGGCTACTGACTCTACGAACTTTGCCGAGCAGCTGCTATTGCAGTTACGTGACCGCTGGCCAGAAAAGAAGTGGCTTTATGTAAGCCAAGATATGAAACAGGAACAAGAGGTGATTGATTTCACCGATGCACCGAATCAACTCGCTCCACTTTATGACGGACTCATTTATAGCCCAGCCATATCATCAGGCGTGTCTATAGAGACGCCTCACTTCACACGCCATTTTGGTTCGTTCTGCGGTCAGATTGTTCCTTCAGATGCCATCCAGATGTTACGTCGTGACAGAACAGCGACTGAGTTCATGGTCGGGTTAGGGCAAATTCCGGGACGTAAAGAGGAGAGCGCTGAGAGTATCAAACGAGGATTTCTACAGGCTTTACTCGACACTGCAGATATTAATGATGAATTTACTGATGCAATCTTTGATGGTGACCGGCTATCACTTGGACTGGCCGACACCACCTACGTCAAACTGAAATTTAAAATTGCGGGGATGGAAGCGAAAGCCAGAAATGATTTTGCTAACAACCTGATCTGCATATTACACGCAGATGGCTATAAAGTTTGCCATTTAGCGGAAAACCAACAATTAAGTGACGAAGGGAAAGCCCTACGTAAAAACTCTAAAGAACGCGTCTGGGATCTAACTGTTCTTCGACATCTTGAGGTTGAGACGCCAAGCCAAGAACAACGTGAAGAGTTGCTGTCTAAACGTTCAATTTCAGAAATAGAAAAAGCTCAGCTAACACGCTGGGAAATTGAGAAAGAACTATTGCTGCCAGTCACTGAACCTACACTTAAATTTATTATGGATGCTGGCAAGAAAAAACTAACTCTGGCTGAACTAATGACGATGGACGAATTAACAGCAGCGCGAATTGACCGCGAACAACAAGCTATTGTCTTTACATACCAATTCAAGCAAAACCATAGAAATGAATTCGTATCGATCACTGCTCTAAACAGAGAACAGGCAGATGAACAGTTCTCTAAAATGCAACCTCAAGTAACAAGTTTTACAGTCCAGACTCGGCCAGTCATGGAAGTAACTCAGCGAACCTTTGCTTCTCTGCATCGTAAAGCCGCCCGAGCCTATTTCTCAACATGTGGAATAGATCCAGATACTGGCAAGGGTGAAGCCACGCAAGAAAGCATGAAAGCCGCAATGGAACAGCTCATGAATAAAGAACGTGCCGAAGAATTTAACAGTGTGTTGAGGTTTGGTGGTTATATCAGCCAAAAAGGTAAGCCCAAACGACCTGAGACCGTTTTTAGGCAGGTATGTGAGGCATTTGGTTACTCTACAGATAAGCGGCGTCTACCTCGCTCTCAGGGCCTTGGATACGTATGGTCGATAACCCCTGAATCTTGGTCATTCATTCATGACATTCTTGCTCACCGGTCAGCAGCTTCACTATCGTTCTGTAACGATAAACTGGAAGTGCCTGTGGCCGCAGAGCCGGATCTAACTTGTGGATCTGATATAGATATAAGATCTCAAGTTGGATCACTTGATAACACTGCGGTCACGGCTATTTCGCCAATTGAGGAGGCATGTGCTGGGCTTCCTATACCTCTTGGTTGGATTCGGGCTGCACTGACACTGGAAGAGTTTAAGCAACTAGCTATGATGCCGGTACGCTTAATACAAGCGACGATATCAGGGCTATATATGAGTGAGCACATGGATCTGCTTACTGCCGGACAGTATGCGGAACTTAAGCGATTACAGGCGTGTTAGAAAAAGGAGATCAAGATGGGCTATAAAGAAATGATTAAAGGGTTCGATTTAGAGCAGTTGGAGAACTTTCACAGCGTAATTAGCGGGGCTATCGCTGAAAAGAAAGCCGAGCAAACCAAAATAGTTTGGAGAGTATGCGACCGGTGGTTGTGTAAAGGTAACTTTCGCGAAGAGGATTATTTAAAAGCTGTCGATTTCATGGCTGAAAAAGCAAAGAAGGCTCATGAAGACTTGAAAGACGAATTAATTCGTAGTTCGAGAGACTTGTGTTTCGAGATTCAGATTGAGCTAGTCCCAATCTCTGAATATGAAAATTGGTTCAAATGACTGATTATTTATATACATTTAAAGCTAACTATTAAAGGTGAATGATATGTTTTACAGGAGAGGTTGGGTTCAGACTTTATCTCCATATAAATTTAAAGGAATATTGGAAGATGCAGGATTAAAAGATCCGGACGTATACAAAGTTATGAATATAATCTTCGACGATGATGATGTTCGTTGTTGTACTTATCAGCTTGTGGATAATTCATGGATTGAAAAGAAAGACGCTACCTTTTTACAACGTTTAAATAGACTTTGGATTGTACCCCTTTATATGTTAACAGTTCCTTTTCAGTGGTTGTTCAGAGGGAAGGTTGGTTTCAATAATGAATCTAAAATTGCCGCAGTCTTTGTAAAACTTACAGGGCTAGAATAATTAATTTAAAATATGGAGTTATTAATAATGATGAATACACGAGATGTAGAAAAACTAGATGACCATCAACTTGTAGATCTTAAAAATAAAATTGAAAACGTGATTAAAGGGCGAGAGTCTGGGCCAAAAGTTACTACTTATTATGTTACATCTTGCATTACTGACACAATGAATTTTGCTGATATTAATTGTGCTTTTCGTTGTTTAAAATGGTTAAGCAATGATTTTATAGAATATGTAAATGAATCGACAGAAAATATGGATTTTGTTAATAGTTGCACTGGTGTTGCTGGCGTAAAATTTGCTGTAAAAGAAATGACTGAAGCTCATTTCAAAATCAAGCAGGATGAGAAATATTTTGATGACATTCGGTTCCCTGAATAAATTTAAATCAATGTATGGGACCGTGGTCCCATACATTTTACTAATTTTTATACTTACTCCATATTTTCAGTCCATGCTTGTTTCATCGCATCGATAACACTTTCGGCATTACCCTCCCAGCTATATTGCTTGCCAGCAAATTCAAATTTAATCAGCCAAGAGTCCTCACTTCTACGAATTGGTGCTGCAAAGCGAGGTTTATCTTCGGGCTTATCTTCATCACTGGCGTTATCTGATACGTCGAATTCGGTGTCGTCTATTTCCTCATCAGTAAAGTCTTCCTCTATTTCATCTTCTTCAGCGTCAGTGTCATCAGCGTTAATATCAAGCACGAGCGATGGTGGGAGTTCTTCTGGCCTTGCCTGTCCATCATCACCAATAACAACCCCTAGCGCGTCAGCACACCATGCCATGTATCGGCTGGCCAAGTCATTTCGACAATTTAAATTTTTCTTGATTTGGTATGCAGTTATTTTTGCCGCAGGGTTCTGCGCCAGTTGCTCTTTAACCCACTCATGTATGCGAACTGCCGCATCGCCACGTGCTAGGCCGGGCATATCATTGTCAAGCTCTTGAAGTGCAGCTAACCGAGGGTTTTCATCTGATATATTAGGTGTCCATTTTGGATTGAAATTTACCAGCTTGAATTGTTTATATGCCAGCTGAGTATCTGGGTCGTCATGGCCTAATAATTCAGAGAAGAAAACATCTTCGTCGCACTTCGCCCAGCGAGGATCTGTTCTAAACCATTTTTCATATGCTATGCGAGCGTAAATTGCACGGGTATCTTTAAATACTCTTCTGTCATCGACAAAGAACTGTTTTGCTGCATCATTTAAAGGTTTGGCTACAAAACCGTTAATAACAGATAGTTCAGTACGATGTTCATCATGTGCTATTTCCAAATTTTGTAATCGAAGTATTGAGCTATGAGAACGTAAAAACTCTAACCGTTGAATGAATAGCTCTGAGTCAATTAGACTGTATATTTCATAATGTCCACCTGAAACGGCCATTCTTTTTTTTGCTTGTCCAGAAAATTTAATGATGCTTTTATTTTTGGCGTCAAACTCACCAGTAATTAGTATTTCAATTTGTCTGCGACCGCTAGCAGCTGCTAGAGCAAATGCTAAAGGGGCAAGTGATGCCATCGAATCTTCAAAAGCTATATCTGGAAGATGTAGTATGTCCGTCATTCGTTGCATATAGCCGGGATAATCGATAGGTACGATGTTACGCTTTTTAAAGTGAAGGGCAGCGTCATGCCTAGCTTTTAATGCAGCTCTGTCAGAAGGCTGCATCGTTAATGCATACATAACTTCATGGTTTACTTTTAGAGAATGTAATGCGTTAAGTAGGTCGGTCCCTTGCTCTAACTTTTGTTGTAATTCTGTAGCATCTTCAGTACTAATTAAAGTATCTAGATCATTAGCCCATGATGGGTACATTTTTTTTAAGCTAACTATTTTTTTAGCTGTAGATGGTTTTATTTTCCCTAAGCTACCTATTTTTTCTAATAAATTAACACCGGATTCAAGATGAGTTATTAATTCTTTAAGTTTTATTCTAACTTCATGAGCGGGTCTATTATCCAGATCTTTTATTATTTCGCTGAATGCAGGATATTTATTTGAGATAGTTGCTATAGATTGAGGAAAACTATGGTGAAGCCTTTCTTCAAACCGAGAACGTGCTCGACTTAAATATTTATTAAATGTTGTTAACGATATTCTATTCTTCATACCGTTACCGCGATATTTCCGTTTATCCATAAACACGGCATTTTTGAACTTTCTGGCCGCGCCCTGATAACGCCGAGTTTTGTCACCCTGCGCCCGGTCTGATTTTTCTATTTCATCGATCTCTTTAACTAAACCACTAACTAAATCGCGAAAATGGATTTTCATAACGCCTCCAAATAAAAATAATAAGTAACCCATTCACACTATCACAAGAATATTTATTATTCAATCTTTATCGTAACCCATTCCAACACACAAATTAAAGTAACCCAATCAACCACCAATAATTAATATATGAATAGGTGTCAATAACAGTAACCTATTTCAGCATACTACGCGCGTAGTATGCTGAAATAGGTGACTATATAATGCGTGAATGAGTAACCATTCAATGTGTGAATAGATTTCAATGTGCATTTATATGATTGTATGGGTTACTTTAATTGGCTTTATTTGATTGGCTTGTTGCTAGAGTTAGCTAATTTAAAATTAATGGTTGAATCGGTTTCTATGGTGTGTTGTTTTTTAGTTATGCTTCTTCCGTGTTCCTATGAGCAATAAAATAAATGGGTACTTGATTTATTAACATCATCACTTTAATAAATTAGTTTTAAAATACCTAATACAAACAATACGTTATTAGTTTAATTGATTGGTGGGTAATAATCAGTATTCATAAGTGTTAGATAGCCGCCTTAATATGCGGCTATTAAGTAGATAAGTTGCTGACTTTCCCTTTATGACAGTTAGAGATTAAATTTGCTGCCGAACATCGTGGATCATGCTGCACCCCCAATAACTGGTAGGCGAGCACAGAAAAATAGCACGAATTTTCCAGTTAGCTGGCGACGAGCGGCCTGCTCTGTATCGGCAATAGTGGAAAAATGATGGATGTGATTTTTTCGGTCGGTGCGGCAAATTGCCGCGAATTTGAATGTGTACATTGTATGAACTCCGATGGGTAGTGATGCTACCACCAGAGTTCCTACACTCTATGGGGTGGCAGCCCAAACGGAGGTAGGAATACCGGCCCCAACGGATACCGGCCAGCTCGAAAGCTGCTCCGCCTGGACTGCCATAATTTGGCTGTGCTCAGGCATAGACACAAAAAAACACGCCTAGCGTGTATGTGCCGCCGATGGGGTTCAGGTTCCTACGCCCGGTCGCAGATTTTGCTGCAACGTCATAACCATAGCGACATCAACACATCTCGTCAATAAAAATCATTGTGCTTAAATTTTAATCTTTTGCGTTTATTGTGTTGCTTTGCGTGTTTTAAGGTGTTTTACTTAAATTACGCAAAACAATGGGAATAAGCAATGAATTTACAATCTACGCTAAATAGTTGCATTGAACGGGGTCAGACCATGACCCAAGCCATAGCTCGCGCTCAATTTGGTGACGATAGTCCAGAGGCTCGAGCAATCACTCGTCGATGGGGTATTACTGAAGCTGCAGAATTAGTTGGTGTAACCCCTCAGACCATCCGCAATGGCGAGGACTCAGGAAAATTGCCACCTGCGGATATGGTTACACGTGGCAGAGTGCCACAAAGAGCGGGATATACGATTCAACAAATTAACGACCTTCGGGATCATTTTGGTACACGCTGGAAACGACCTGATGGGCAAGACCCAGTAGTATTGGCTATAGCGGCACATAAAGGTGGCGCATACAAAACAAGTACCTCAGTGCATACAGCTCAATGGTTAGCATTGCAGGGCTTACGCGTACTATTGATTGATGCTACAGATCCGCAAGCTACCGCCAGCCTTTATCATGGGTATGTACCTGATTTGCATATCCACGAAGACGAAACTCTACTCCCTTATTACTTAGGTGAACGTGATGATGCTATGTACGCCATCAAACCAACATGTTGGCCAAATCTGGACATAATCCCATCCTGTCTGGCCATCCATCGAATTGAGTCTGAATTATATCCTTTGCATGATGCCGAAAAGCTCCCTGTAGCACCGCACATGATGCTACGTGCTGCAATCGAGTCCGTATGGGACAGCTATGACGTAGTTGTTTTAGACAGTGCACCTAACTTGGGCATAGGCACAATAAATGTGGTTTGTGCCGCTGATGTCATTGTTGTACCAACTCCAGCTGAACTTTATGACTATGTCAGCACATTGCAATTTTTCACTATGTTGCGTGATCTTATGGCTGGAGTGGACCTCGGCGGGTTTGAGCCTGATGTTAGGGTATTGATTACTAAATTCAGTAATGCTGTTGGTAGCCAATCTCAGTGGATGGATGACCATATACGTGATGCTTGGGGCAGCATGGTCCTTAAAGAAGTTGTTCGAGTAACTGACGAAGTAGGTAAAGGACAAGTTCGTATGCGAACTGTGTTCGAACAAGCCGCTAACCAACGTAGTACTCCAAATGCCTGGCGCAATGCTGTGGCTATCTGGGAGCCGGTTTGTGCAGAAATTTATAATCGCTTAATTAAGCCGCGTTGGGAGAATTTGAAATGAAACGTGCACCAGTAATGAAGAACGCCCCAAAAATCGAAATGAATAATGCGACCACGGTCCCAGCGCCTGGCTCTGTAACTCGGCAACCAGCTGCTCCAGCAGTTTCACAGTTAACATCTCGCGTTAATGCAATGACCGGTAATCAGATTACCCTTTCTGTCTGTGGCCGTGATGTTCATTTTGTTCTTAAAACCATACCAGCAGAAAGAGTTAATAAGGCCACAATGGTTTGGTGCGGGAATGAGCGTGACCAAGAGTTGCTAACTGAAACCGCATTAGATGACCTGATCCCTTCATTCAAATTATCTGGCCAGCAGAACCCTGCCTATGGCCGCGAAGTAAACGGCGTTATAGAAGTAGCTGATGGCAGTCGCCGCCGCAAAACTGCAATAATTACAAAAACAGATTATCGGGTCCTTGTCGGGGATTTAGACGAAGAGCAAATGGCATGGCTGTCGCAAATCGGTAACGATTACCGACCTACATCAGCATTTGAGCGCGGCCAACGTTATTCACGCCGTCTGCATAATGATTTTGATGGGAATGTAAGTAAATTAGCTGAAGCTGAGAATATCTCACGGAAAATCATTATGCGCTGTATTAAAACTGCAGAGCTACCACGTGAAATTATTGGCTTATTTCCCAGCCCTAATGAGTTAAGTGCTAGAGCTGGGGAAACATTGGCCAAGCTTTTTATTGATAACGAAGATGCTATGTATTCATTTGCTCAGCATCTGTCAAAAAGAAAAGCTAATGGAGAGATTTTTAATACTGAAGAGATTATTGATCAACTGACTGCAGTGGCTAAAAAACCCAAAGCTACTACGAAAGTTAGATCGTTTGGGGCAGGGGTTACTGCGAAGTATAGGGGGGATGTTGTCTCAATCTCCATGAAGAAAGCACCAGAGGATTTACTTAAAAAGATTGAGTCTCTTCTAGAAGAACATCTAAAAGAACAAGAAGAAAAAACAAGAAGCGCGGTTAATGATACTTTTTCTGAAATGGAATCTGTCGTCAACTGCATTAAAAAGGCGGCTAAAGAAGAAAAGTATGAATTACCAGAGGGGGAATTACTGACAATGATCCCTATCGCCAGAACTATTATTTCAACATCAGAAAATAATGATGAAGCGATATCAAAAATAAAGTATGAAATAAATGAACGTTTTATTCTTTGATTAATTAAAGCCCTGCGAGTTATATTGCGGGGCTTTAATTTTATTGGTGCTTAGTTTATCCGTAAGTCTAAAAAAACTCTGGTGGCACTGGCCACTCGATATTTGGTGCATTCGAAACATCGATGTTTTTCACTTTCACACGATACTGTTTCCATGCTTTTAAGTCGGTACGGAGTTTATCCGGCACATCTTCTTCGCTATCCTCCAGTCCCTCTATCTCATCGGCAATAGCACCAATGATGTCTGATGCGTAGGATAAAGCAGCGATTTGCTTTTGCGTGGCTTCAATAATCATCTCTTGAACAACTTGTGGCGCAGGGCCAACCAACCACTCGCCATTTTCACCAGCATAATAATTAATTCCATCTTCGGGCCGACGACCATTAATCATAAAAACCCAGCCAGCTGGAATATTCAGATAAGCTTCTAATGGTTCATCTTGAGCATTACTACCGATTAATCCGTAAACAAACATTAGGCACCCCCATCAATAGTGAACACTTTAATTCTTAAAGGTAGAGCTGTAGTAGGTGATGTATTGGAGTTGTGTGGGCTACCCGATGTATTAGACGCTGCTGACAAACTTACCGTACCTGATACAACCACTATATTTGCAAGCGTGTCTGTTTGATTCGCAGCTGTGCCGAATGAGCCAGCCGTCGCAGTTGAATAATAATAAATCCACCCAGGATCACCCCACGCACCATTCACATATACTTCAGGGACACACTTAACAACTCTACCTGGGAAGGGATTTACATATACTCGTCGTGTGTTGACCGGGAAACTATAAGGGGAGGACGGGGTGCCTTCTGGGTACATAATTGTAAATAACTGCGATTTAGCTTCTAGCACCCCCACCCTTGCACTGAGTGCTGATATAGAAGCAGCCAATGCGGCAGCGTCGATAGAGCCTGTATTTAGATAAGAACCAGCCAAGCGAATGATGTAGCAACCAACCACCGCGTTAGTACGCACTTCATTGACTTCATCTTTATAAATAGGGTTATATCTTGCAGCGGAGAAATCAACATCACCAAAGCGCGCAGTGAAAGATGAACCTGCCCCCCCATTTATACTGCTTGCGCCAGATAAAGAAAACACACCGGAAGCAGTCGCGGGAGCATTACCGCCCGTCATGGTGCCTTTGATGTTTGGCAGGGCACTGCTTTGAACGTCACCATCGGTTAGGCCACCGTCGCCACGGAAGTAAGGGGCTTTAATTGATCCAGGCTGGATGCCATTATAGTCCGGCATACGGAAAGTAGTTGACCCGTCACCGGTTGAATAACAGCCCCGCTTCGATACATCAGAAAGCCAAACTGCGTCAGAAACTAAAGGGACTTCGCCAGAATCAATTGCGGCCCACGCGTCAGGCCACACTGCACGCGTCAGTATCTGCCCATCCCCAGCACCGTACCCTGCTGGGATGCGTGCTCTATTTGTATGTAATCGGAAAGAGAGTAAGTAGTCCCCACCGCTCTTATCCAACTGCTGCTTAGTGACCGCACCTTTCTGATCTGTGGCATCACCTGCTAAAATAAGTGGGCCTGTTAAAGTGCCTCCAATTTTATCCAGTTTCCCAGCTAATCCGTCTGTGAGTTGCTGGGTACTGGCTTTTGTTGCAAGTCCATCTGTCAGCGCCTGATTGCTGGCCTTATCTGCAATAGTATCATCAAATTCCGTCTGGCTAACTTTCTGATTAATCTGTTCTTCAAGCGCAGAGACATCGATGCTTTCTGCAGACGCTTTCGCCCTTGCGGCGAACTCTTCCGCTTCATCCCGAAATCCCTTAGCGGCAGTTTTATCTCCCGCGGCCGCTGTTGCTGAGTTTCCCGCATCCTCGGCACCGGCCAAAGCTGATTGCTCACTCAGCGCAGCGGCGTTCTTGCTGCTTTCGCTTTCACTGGCGGATTGGGCTGAGCTGTTCGAACTCGATGCAGCCTCTGCCGCACTATTACTCGCGGCAGAGGCTAATTGCCCGACTTCGCTATGATGCCGGGCAACTTCAGCGGCTAGCGTATTTACCGTTGATTGTGCCGTTTCAGCACCGTAGCGGGCCGCCTCTGCCCGGTCAGCATCCTCTTTTACTGCAGCTTTGATAAGCTCAGCCGTTTCCTGTGCGGCATTATCTGCAGCACTGATTGCAATACCCGCCTGTTGAGTAGCTTCATTTTTGGATTCTTTAGCCTCAAGAGCAGCCCGCACTGCTTCGGCGCGCAATTGTTCAAGCTGAAGGATAATCTCCGGTGTGCCATCTTCTTCTCGTAACGCCGTCAGGAAGTTATTCAGCGTTCCAGGAAGGGAATCGCTATAAACATTAATGGTCCCCACCCTTCGCGCATTGATGCCATCTACCCACAGCAAAACATCATATTTACCGGGTTCGACGTTAAGCGAGTAAGCGCCATCTGTGCCGGTGATTGAGTTGGATTCAAGGGTGGTTATTACCGTCAACGAGGTTTTAATCGCGCGTAAAGTGATACCTATATGCGCAGCCGGTTCTCCGGTTGGCCCCGGAAGAATGCCTGAAATCTTAATACTCATGGAAGTCCTTACTTAGAAATAATCGTTGGCATCAATAACGGGGAGGGGAAGCTGGGTAATGGCAAAATCAATCCAGTTATCAACGGCTATATAGTTGACATTTAACCGCCCAAGATAAGCCGTGATAGCATTGCCGCTCATCCGGATACCGGCAAAATAATTCATGACGTTACTGCTATTTCTCAGCTCATGGGCACCCAAACGGCAAAGCGGCACCATCATTCGCCCCACGCCAGCAGGCGCACCGCTGTAATAACCCGGCACACGCTGTATTCCCACGGTTCCACGCAGTAACAACGGTGCATTATCGGAAGAAAAGGTGCATTGCCCAGCCCTATTCCAGATAGCCAGTCCATAGACCGGCGGAATTTGCGGTGCACCATTAGAAAAAATACAGACATAAGCCGTGATATTGATATTTTGCTGGTTAACCCCAATATCACCGCCTCTTCGCCAGCCAGAAATCGTTTTGGTTGTCTCATCAAAATCCAGTGTTACATCACCGCTGTCCCAATGCGCGAATACAGTGCAGCTTTCCCGAAAAGGCACATTGCCGGGTACCTGCCAGTTAGGGGCGATTTGTACTACCCCTCGCCAGACACAGGCACCACTGATAGCGGCATCGTTTATCTCCGAATAATTTGTAGCATCATATAGCGCCAGTCCATAATTCCCGCCAGCAGTCGCCCCCATAACTTGCATGGTACGAAACCGCACTGGACGCTTATTTCTATCCGTGTTTTTGTTGAATCCCTTCAACTGGATATAAACCAGATTGCCACTGATGGAAATAGAAGATGCCGCCAGTGTGATGGCAGTTGATGAACCCGGTGGTGTAGAAACACCTGCCGTTCTTATTGGCAGAACAAACATTTGCGCACCAGCTGCTAACCCCTGAACCTGAACAACTGTAGCGCCATTATCATCAAACGAAGGGGTAAAATCCCCGAGATAGCTGGCCGCCCGAGCACCGCTGGTAATATTGATTTCTTTACCACCGTCATTCGGTCGGATTTGCAGACCATAAAATCCCATACATTGTTCCTTATCCTATCCAGCCCAAAGCAACTGCACGGTCACCCGGTCCACGATAAACAGAAATGGTCTGGTTGGTTATTTTCATCCCGACAGTATCTGCCGTGGCCTGCATGATAATGTTTCCATTGGCATCCACTCGGAACAGATTGGCAATATTAATGCTGCCGCCATTTATGGTGTTGGCATTCAGCGTGGTACCCGTAATTGTTGAGCCGTAAATATTGGTACCAGTAATCTGACTACCTTTAATAGTGGAACCCTCAATCAGGGTACCGACCAGATGTTGGACGTTGATATATTTCGAAATAATGGCACCAAACTCGGCATTATCGGCCATCAGATGGTTGATATAAATCGTGCCATCTTTCACCACAAAGGGATTGATATTGGTATTGGCGTTTCGATTAACGACAGCAAATATATCTGCATCCACAATGCATTTAATCCGCTCTTTGCCATCGTCGTCCGTCTCAATGGTAAGGCCAATACCGCCAGCGATATGATCATTGCCTACTTTAGCCGTCCACATATCAATGGTTTCTTCCAGCGGTTTACGCAGTTCTTCGCGCAACTGCTCAGCACCAATTTCACCGTCCAGTAACTCGATAATAGAACTGGGGTCATGTGTGGTTTTGGCTTCAACTCGGAAGAACGCCGATTTACCGTAGCTGTTGATCCCCCGCACCCAATAGAAATAGGTGGTGTCCTGCATTAGTCCGGAGTGAGACATGCTGACACCGGTACCGACAAACTTCGCCCGCGTCGTCACCTCATCAATCAGCATATCTTCGGTGTAGTACCAGAACTCGCACAATGTGCCGATGGTCGTAACCCCATTAAAACGGGGGATTAATATCAGGGACCAGTTACCAGCTGTAACATCAACACCAACGGGAACTGGCGGTGGCTCAATAACAAATGAGATAGATGCGGGGGCTGATTGAATACCTATAATGCTTACTGCGCGGACCTGTGCCATGTACGGGCCACTAGGCAATCCGCTAAGTTGCAAACTGTTCCCCGGCACCTGCGCCGTAAACACCACCGCTCCGTCATTGTGGTAAACGGTGATGTTGTTATAAGAAATACTGCCGATATTGGTCCACGCCAATACCCCCTGCACAATATCGCCTACAGTTTCATTCAGCAGTTGCAAACCAATAGGGGAAGCTGGGCCACCTGTAGGAAGCTGTGTGAATGGAGGTCGAGTAAATGGCTCACCAATAGCATCATCATAAAACTCGGCTGATTCTTCCTGTAGAGTTAATTCTGCACCGCCCGTCATGCTGAATCGCCAACCTGTGACTCTAGACTCAGACTCTTTAACCCCGATACTCGGCATGTCTAATTTAATTACCGCGCCCGGTCTATAGGCATATCCACTCAAATTCGTTTTTGCTACAACTACCCGACCTGCACGTTTACGACGTAATAGAATATTGGCGACTCTCTGAGCTTGATAAGGCGTATCAATAAAACGAAGATCAACATCTTCTTTAATTTCTAAGCCATCTTCGACAATCCATTCATTCACGCGAACTGGAGTAAAATCAATCTTGGTAGATTGCTGCTCCCAGTCAACGAAAGTCCCATAAATGGCATTGGTCGCATCACGCATCGAAGTTTCCGTTGTGATTTGAACGGAATCGGCCATTTGATGTTCATTTAACGTTAATTGTGGAGGGCCATAATAAGCGCCAACCAGTATTCCATGCTGGCCAGCAATATAAGTCGGTTCACCCGCACAGCATAAATGCATAGACTCTAATAATGATGAGGGGGTTTCTGATAAATCAAAGCTACCATTCATTGTATAACGGGCTTCATACTGCTCTTCAGGATTGACTATCAGTTCAGCACAAATATTTGCCGCTTCCTTAAATTGTTCCCAATTAATTTCTGTATCAGGAACCTTCAGCACTGAGCGATAATAATCTAATACGCCCAGAGCCAGATTATTGCTCCACTCAGTCATACCAGTTCGTGGGTCATACAACTTTTTCCCCCAGACCTCAGCTTTAATATTCGGTAAGCCATACGGGAATTTTTCTGCATTAAACTTGAGTGATACTCTGAGCCATGCCAACCCTTTACCTATCATATCCTCTTTCCATGACGGACATTTTTCAAGCATGAAAGGGTCGCAGGTCGACCGATCATTATGAAGTTCCCAGGTAGCATAGTCTTCAAAGGTACTGATTAAATCATCACCCAACCAGATACGACCTATCCGATCAATAGGGTGGCCGGCCAGTACTATGACTAAATGTACCCACTCTCCATCTTGCTGCTCCCCCGGCTCTTCTTCCGCGAACATCAATAATCCGGATACAACCGTTTTACCAATGACCACGTTCTCAGGGGCAACTGCAGAACGAAGCATTTGCTTTCGCTCCGACTGATCACGATACGTTTCTATCTTTGGTTTTTTAGCCAACAATTGGTTGGCCGTATTCATGGCCATACCTGCTGCAATCAGGTAATAGTTACCTGTAATAGCACCAACAGCCATCATGGCCGCACCTGCGAGGGCTACAATAACTTTACCCATGAACCCTCCATGCCACTTCAGCTGTTACTTGTGTCGGCCCTGCGCCATATTCCCCTGTAGACCAAATCTGACAGCCCCAAATAACACCGGCTGTTTGTCCCTGCTCGCCACTAAATACAACTATATCGCCACGCTGGGCCAGCTTAAGCGGCACTCGCTCAAAGACGCTATCAAAGATACCGATAATGCTGCCATGTCCACGTAATAGAGCTTTACGGGCTGATAGTGCTGAATCGTACTTGCCTCGATAAGCGGCAAGTGGGTCAATGCCACATATTGCAAATGCGCAATCCGCAGCAAATAGGCAACAGTCATTTTCACCCCATGAAAAAGGCCGCTCGGAAGCGGCCTGTAATACGTGCGTAAGTCTTTTTTGCCAGTCGGGATAGCGCATTTGTAATCCTATACTTAATAGTTACCCATCACTTAAATGCTCTTTATATTCCATTGAGAATAACTTCTTATTTTCTATCGTTAGTTCTCTAGAAATATTCTCTATGATTTTATCAAAATCATTTTCAGCAGCTCTTTTATCGCCATAATTTTTTGACATTTCATTAATATGTCCCTTTCTAAGATTAATTAATCCTTTAACAACAGAGATATTTATATCACCACTCTGCTTAAATAAATCTTTCGGCGTTATTTTTAACGCCTCATCTATAAATACAGTGTGTGCATATTCTGATGCGTTACTATTTCCCATTACTTTCTTTTCATTGTTTGTATTTTGGTTAATTTGCTGTTCTAATATTCTTTGCAACAAATAAATTATGTCATTGCTTTTTACACTAAACCTTATAACGAAAAATAAAATAATAAATGAAAGCAACGCCATCGTAATGATAATAAATATAGGGCTAATGAAAAAACCAGAATCAAACATGCCTATCTCCTTTTATATGTACGCTTTATTATAGCGATTACATCAGAGATAGCCACGTTGTTATTTATAAACAAAAACAGGAGCATCTTTTTTGCTCCCCCAGTAAATAGCTCTATCAGCCATTTGTGCAACATATCTGAAGAAGTGGTCGCCCGGCGCACGAACCAAATGAGACTCTTCATTAAATCGGTTTGGCAATGCCATCTGCCAACGTTCAAAGCGGTTAGTGACTAATATAGAGATTACATTCTTTTTACCGGCCTCTATATTCGCACTGGCGATTTCTCCGCTATAAATCAAATCAGCAACACCAATGCTGCCATCATCTTCCATTGCAGCCAAAATGACTTTAACTGCCCTGCCTCTGCACCGTTCGTTTGTAAAAGTGGATAGCAATGCTGTTTCAAAGCCAGAGACTTGAATCTGGAGCTGGGAGGGTGATGTACCATTCTGCTCGGTAACTTCATCGATTTGAGCAAATATTCCGACACCAAGGTACGTCTCTCCGCCAATCACTATGGGGCCAACGCCAGTATGTGCACAAACTACACCAGAAACTAAATCTAACCGAACCGCTGTTATGGGGATCACATTTGGCCGAGAAAGATAATCAATCATTGCATTAGAAAATGGGTGAGCAAGCATCAGAATGCCTCCACAAATTGTAATGTCACGGCATGGAAAATCCCCGGAGTTCGAGTGAAGTCACCTTGTTTCTCATCAACTAATCGAAATATTCCGGTAGGTTTCCGGCATTCAATAGGGGCACCTGCATTGGGTGGCCATCTTAATTGAGGGGAAAAACGAATAACAGCCTGACCACTTAAATCGCTCCTCACTTCCTGAGTGACTTTTTTCAGCTCATCATTAACAGTGATATAATCCCCAGCCCGTAGAACAAGTCGATTTGGCAACCAATTACGAGTGCTTAACATTTTCCCCATTTGCTCTGCTTGACTGACTATTGGAGTACCTGCAGGTGACCGCCCTCCTCTGGCAAAATCCCATAACCTTACTCGGCCAGCAACGCCATCAAGCTCAGCAACTAATGCTTCGAGCGCCCTTGCCTCATCGTCTTGGCGATTCTTAAAGGTAAGCGTCATTATCCAACGCGAACCCGGTGAGGATACGGTTTGAGATGCCCCAGAAAATGGGGACTCAAATACTTTTGAATTTGATAACATCTGAATACGCATATCACTGGGGGTTAGTGCTTTCGGCCAGTCGAGTATTTCAGCCATTGATTACACTCCTAATGATCGTCTGGCAGGCCCGTTAGTTCTAAAGTCTTTCATCATCTCCGCTCTTGCCTCAGCAGCACCTTGTTTTGCGCCTTGTTCAGCAGCTTGTGATACAGCTCGCTCTAATGCCGCATCTCCGTTGCCAGAAATGGAAATTGTTTGATGAACAATAATATTGCCTCCAGACGATGGATTACCTGATGATAGTTGATTGGTAGGAATAACATTGCCGTCTCTATCGGGAACAACATAGTTTTTCCCTCCCGACTGCAATAGCTCAATACCAAGTTCACCCATCTCATATAAGCTGCCGCCTCTGACGCTACCGCCAGTCGCTCTACCCGGTACATAACTATTCCAGCTCGTAGACATACCCATCCCACCTGAGCCTCCGGCAGAACTCGTTGCGGTGCTGGATGTACCCCCGCCAAACATGCTTGTGGCTCCGGAGACCATCTGAAACATAATTGCCTGGGTTTGTGCCTGAATAAAAGCTTTAACCACGGTATCCATAATAGTGTTGGCCATGTTTGTCATAGCCTGACTAAATGACTGTTGCCCCGTAAGAATACCGGTGATCATATTGGCTGTGCGGTCACCAACATTTGAAATCAGGTCCATTTGTAATGCATGCAGCTTCGATTGGTTTCTATATAATTCAATCGCTGCCGATTTTTGCTGATCAGCTGATTGATTAGTCGCTGCTGTCATGAGTTCTTCATAACGCTGCTTACTAATCAAACCATCCGCATAATAGGCTTCATACAATGCCTGCTGCTGCGCTAACTGATTTTGCAAACGTATAACCGGGTCAACTTCACCCGCTAAATTAATTTGTGGTATTGAGGCCATGTCAGCCTGAGCTTGCAGCCTCTGGCGAGTATATTCTTGGTCAGACTTTAATTTAGCTTGTTGATATTCCTGATAGCTGAGCAAATCCCTTGAATAAAGGCCCTGCATGACATCATTAGCTTCCTGAGCCTGCCGAGTAAGAGCCTTTGTTGGGGAGTATTGTTCTGCTAACTTTTGTCTTTCTTTACTGAATTTTTCAGATTGTTGAGCAGATAATTGGTCAATTTCAACTTGTGAAACGCTCGCTTTTTTAGCCGCCTCAATTAGTTTTTCAAGAGATTGTTTTTCCTGGATATCAATACGATTAAGGCTATTTAAATTTTCCAGTTCTATTTCACGACGCAGTTGGGCAAATTGCGTAATAGCTTGTTTTTTGCCTTTATCATCGCTGCCAGTACCAGACCATGGGGTTTCTACCGGTTTATCTGTCGCTGGTCCATCCGTCGTTTTTTTAGTCTGAGGCTTATGACCAGCCTTTATCATTTCTAACGCTTTATTAGTATTTTCTAGCGATGCTTTAGTCGCTTGAGCACCTTTGTCTATTGCCTCTAAATCAGCTATAGCGCGAATTTTCTTCTCTTGAACACCTTTCTGTTGCCCGAATGGGTCAAAACTATTCAAACTACTCAAACGACTATCTGCATCCAATATTTCTTTTTGAACCTGATTCCGTTGAGTTATTTGATTTTGATACTGGTCAGTAAGGTCTATTGCTTTGACCGATAGTTGCTTCTCTGAAAGTTGTAATAATGCTTCAGTGGTTTCTATCAATGCATCTTTCAAATCCAATGCTGACTTTCGTGCCTGAGTGGCCTGATTATGAAAGTAAAATACTGCTGAACCAGCTAGCATAGCTGCACCAACAGGACCACCTATCATTGAGTAAGCCCCAGCAGCCAAACTTCCTGCTACTGATGCCGCCTTCGAAGAGAAGGACAATTGTCTGTTTGCAGCATCTAATTGCCGTTTAGCCGCAGCCTCAGCTAAAACAGCTTCAGTTTCTTGCCTATACAACGTTCTTAACTGCTCTTTATAGCTGACATTTATTCCATGCAACTGATTTGTCTGCTGCATTTGGTGGTAAAACTTAGCCTCTACTTCTGTTCTGCGCTGAGTTGATAGAGCAGCTTCTAAGGAACTTTGGGCTGTTGTCTTTTGCTGTAAAGCAGCTTGTTTTACTGCAGTATAACTATCCTTCCACGCAGAAATATTCTCCCGTAATCCTGCTGTAAGCTTTGTAGATAGAACTGGTAATAAGGTATACAACGCGACATTAGCCACAGTGTTAAAGTTATCACTAAGAAAATTTACCGCTTCGGTTGCACTCTGAACACCAGACCTTAATGTTCCTCCGCTGGCTTGACCAACTCTGATAGCCATACCTTCGAAAGCGCTGGTCAACCCCATTAAATCACCGTTAAGGTTATTAACCCGGATGGAGGCTTGCTCATAGGCGGTATTGGTGCCAGTGAGTTCATCAACTAGCTCTTTAATTTTTCCTCTATTGTCCACGAGGATAGAAGCAGCAGAAATATTTTCAACGTTAAATAATTTAACGGCCTGTGCTGTTGATAGATTTTTATTACTTAAGTTCTCCAATGCCTGGCTAAGTCCAACAACTGATGGTTTTAGGCTTTGATCTGTCCCTTTTTCCAGCGTCAGTATAACGTTGCGAAGCGCTGTACCGGCCTGACCACCTTTAATCTCACGTTCAGCGAGAACCTGAATAGCAGCGTTTAACGTCTCAAACCCGATCCCCGCTTGTGCTGCGGCCACACCCCCATTTTTAATGGCATCGGCTGTATCAGTTATTTCTGATGAACCATATTTAGCACCTGCAGCAAGAACATTAATATAACGATCTGCTTGTTCCGCTCCTGCGCCAAACTGATTCAATGACAATGCAAGTGTGCGAGTTGCATCAGGTAATGTGGTCCCTGCAGCCTGCGCCAAAACCAATGCGCTTTTAGTTGCGGTGACCAATCCCTCTGACGTTTTCATTAGCTCTGGTTTAGCCGATGCCATGAGTTTTATAGACTCAGCAGCCTGACTGGCACTATATTCCGTCGTCCGCCCCATTTCCTGAGCGGCTTCATCATACTTGCGCAATTCCGCACCAGTTGCGCCGGTGATAGCAGAAAGATCAGAAAGCGACTGCCCATACTGCCGATTGATGCTGATAAGAGAACCAAGCGATATACCAACACCAGCCAGCCCTGCGATACGTCCTGCCAAGCCGGTAAGAGATGTGCCTATCTGATCAAATGAAGCAGCGGTTTTTTTCGCTTCCTGCTGTGCTGTGCGGTTAAAAGTTTGTGTTTGATTCCGCGCATCGCTATATGCGCTGATCAATTGGCTCTTAAAGTTCGCGGCATTCAGGTGTAACCCTACCGCTAAGGATGCTACATCGCCCATTACATGAGTACTCTCATAATATCAGCGTACTGATCTGCAACTGGTGTTGGAGCAGTAAGCTCAGGTGGAGGGACATCTGTGGGGGTAAATGCCGGAGGTGGTGCCGCTTGCAGATTAAAAAATGCCTGCCAGTGCATAATAATATGAACCGGCAGTTCCGCTATTTTGCGCGGATCAGGCTCGCCCCAGCGATCTGCAAGCTGAAAAATTAACTTTAGCCAGGGCGAGTCTGTTAGTTTTTTTCCGCTTCCTCTAACGTACCCAAACTGTGAGATTTAACTTTATTAATTGCCTTCATCAGCTCAGGATTGGCATGCACAGTGAGTAGTTCGTCAACGGTCGGCAATAGTTTTTTAGGAATAGGGCTTCCATCCGGATTAACCAGCGCCTTCAGGACTAAACCAAGAGACACATGACTTATTGCTGTCATATCGCCCTTATCCTGTGCTTCACTGATAGCATTGTCATAATCCATCAGTTCTTTACCCGTAATCCGGCGAATATAAACTGATGCTCCGAATAACTCAGTTTGTACTGCTGTATTTGTTGGTTTAAGTAATGCGGACTTCAGTGCATTAATATCAAATGGTTTAGTCTGGGGCATGGGATACCTTAATTAATTGTGACCGTGGCTTTTTCGCTGGTAATACTGCTCAACCCAACGGAAGAAATAACAACTCGATAATCACCGGCATCGGAAATTGCTATATTATTTTTTGCATACGTTGCAGATGTAGCTCCAACAATCGAAACATTGTCTTTTTGCCATTGATATGACAACGAAGCACCATTACTAGCGGTGGCCGCAACAGTCAGGGACAACCCGTCCCCGACTGCAATATCAGCGTCTTGCGGCTGGATGGTAACGCTGATCACGGCTTTGGGACGGTTCCCCATACAATATTATTTTGCTTACCCTTAACCTCTATCTGGATCACTTCATTTGCAGGGGCAGAAACCTCGGCCAACTGCCAACCTGAAAGCGCTAATATTTGCGTGGCTGTACGGCCATTCGGCAATTCCATATAAAACTGTACAGTCTCACGTGCAGCTGCGGCGGTAAGCAATGCCGCAAAATCTTCATTTTCCGGATCGTCAATAAACCCTAAAGATTTTTCAGGTCCTTCAGGCAAATCAGAAATAGACTGTTTATTCGTATCGATTAAAGTAGTGCAATCTACATAGCCACCAGTTAAACCAGTAGCACCAACAGCCTTACAGTTAACCAACGGCTTCATTGTTAAGGAGGTATCGCCAACAGCACCCCATTTAACAACAACCCCAGCTGGGAGCATGGCGTATTCTGGCGAGGATTTTCCAGCCATATATTTCTCTCTTTTTTAATAGGTAAATGAGGCAGCAGAATGCTACCGGCTAAGGGTGCTTAACCCATCACGGATTTCAACGGTGAGAATGCGAAGAACCTGCATTTTGTTGTAGTCCAATGCAGGGCGGATAAATGGTTTAGCAACCTGTTTTATAGTGCCAAACTCTTGAGCTAACGCCTTCATATAGTGGCTTCGGGTAGGTCCTACACGCAGCACAACTACTGTGCTACCTGCTTTTCCTCGGGATGATCTGATTTTTATCGAGTCCCGCATATGAGCATTGGTAGAACTATTGTCATAGCCTGCATTTTGTTTCATATCCGCTTCTACTACTGCCATCGCGGCTCGACCTGCATCCCGCAGAATTTTAGTCCCTACTTCTTCACCAACTGCTATAAGTCTCCGTTCTAACTCTTGCAACCCACTGATTTCTATTTCAGGTATCACAATATTTATTCCTTAAAAGAAAGAATGAAATCCCGTGAAAACCAAAAATGTTTAGAATTATTGGTTAACGTTGTTACGCCCTGTTGAACTCCACCACGACGAACGTATTGAACCGGATACCCATCAATATAACCATGGACAACCTTTTTCCATTCAGCCCATATAGCAGCATCAAGCACCACTAACCGGGTATAATCATCAATGAGGTGAATCGTTATCTGGAATCGGCAATCAATAAGATTGGTACGGACCAGTCCTGTTTCGATTTCTGGGTCGGAAATACGTTGGAAAGTCACCCCCTCAAGCTCAGTATCAGGAAGCAATAACGGATAAACATTCATACCAGTGATCCGCTCTAAAGCAGATTTAAGGCTCTGTTCGATCATGGCGTATGTCAGCCTCCCCAGTAATAAGTATTCTGTCGGCATGGCTAACACGGTCGACAACTCGGACGGTAAATACACCTGCCGTAGTGACTATTTGCCAATCGATTGAAATATCACGCCGGGGATAAAGAGTAAAAAGGCAGGTTTCGACGATTTGCTGCTGATCTGCCGACCGTATCTTTCTGTTTGATATTGGCTCTATTTTCGCCCAAGCCTTACCCATAACCACGGGGGCCGCTGGTAAAACTTCTCCCAATGGCCCACGCCCTGATTTAACTTCCCGTAAAATCACCCGGCAATTCAAGTCCCCCGGATTGAGTGGTTTATCGCTCATCAGACGGTATGCTCCATCAGTGGAAATAGCAGGTACTCAACACCCAACTGTGCTGGAGTATCCCCATCGGGAGAGGTTCCTTTAGGATTCAAGTACCACTGCGCAACCATCATCCGCGCTGCAAGTTGGGTATCTGGTTCTATTAGAAAGCCACGAACGCCTTCTGGGAGTTTTTCCAGTGCCTCTTGGCTATCGACCAGCACGCAATAATAAGTACGCTCAATACTGCGTTGAGCCGCATCAATCAGCGATTCAATGAAATCATCATGCTCCGTGAAATCTTCTTCCAATCGAAGTTGCGTTTTGACATTAGATAGCGAAGTCATACCCATGACTGTTACCTTTCGATTTAGTAGCAAAATCTTTTGGCCAGCATGCAATCTTTCGCGCAACTAATGTCTCGGCATAGTCAGCACTGAAACCCGCTTTATCACCGCGTGAATAGCGCTGATATGGCCCGAGGAAAATAACGATTGTTTTCTTCTGTGGATTTGATTGATCTGAAATTTTCACATCATTTCCTTCATTTGGGACCATGGTCCCAGCACCAGAGTCATTATCATTATCCGATGCATCGCCGGTAGTTAATGGGTTGGCAGTAGCCAGCGGCTCGTCAGGGGCCAGCGAGGCGGTAGTAACCAATGGTTCAACCTCGACCAATTTCTCTGCGTTAACCGATGGAGATGGGGAGTCCAACTCAGTGGAAATGATCGAAGGGTCAGTACTGGCCAATGCACCCGAAGCAACCAATGATTCAACGGGATCAATAGATTTATCAGTAACCAGCGACTCGACATTTACGTTACCTCCTGTCGGATTTTTACTATCCACAACATCAGTAGCTTTCGCTTTATTACTTTTCTTTGGTTCAGTCATTCTATTCACCTATAAAAAAACCCGCTCAAGGCGGGTTTTTCTGTTGTTGCTCAACAACGGGATAATTACCAGATAACGCCGGTACCGAGAACCAGACCTTCTGGATGACGGAAACCGATATCATGTTCAGTTACAACACGGATCAGAGACTGGTTACGGGCAAATGCTGAGACAAGCTGGCCATCTGCATCTTTGTAAGTCGCTTCGGTTGAGAAATCTACTTTCATCATGCCGTCTTCGCCAATAACAACATCGTTAAAGTCGCAGAAGTAAATCTCAGATTCGTTACCATCATCACCCAGATTGGCTGGGATAGCGCTGGTACGCTGGATCGGATAGCCCTTAAGAATACCCTGAGACATTTCTGGATAGACTTTATTGCCATTACCATCTCGCAACCCGAACAAGGTCATATAAGTACGGTTAGAAAGGCCCCAACCACAGCGGATCATATTACTGTTTGAGTCCATATGCTTAAGAATCAAACTATCCAAATATTCATCAATGGTTGTAAGATTGATTGCCGTACCAGTCCATGCAACAAGACGGTTAGCTGCCGTTGCAACGGCTTTCATACCTTTTGGTGTATCACCGGTCCCATCATCACGAAGAAACGCTTTATCTTCACGAGTGGCGATAGCAGACAGAATATCGCCTAGCAGCAACTGTTCAACGTTAAAACCAGCCCGACCAATCAACTGGTTTGATACTGGAACCAGCGCAATCATGGTTTTTGCGCTCAATTTTACATCATCGAACGTTGCCCCGGTAGCAACAACATCTTTCCCTTCCCCAACATAACCAGCTGTTGCGCCACCACTCAAACGAGGCATTGAAAGGTTACCGTTTGGTAACGGGATTGAACGAGCACCCAATATACGGACAACTGTCCGGTCACGGAGAAGTTCAATTACTTCATTTTGCATATTTTGCGGAATCAAAGCACCGCCTGAACCTGCTGCTGTACTGATAGCCATTGAAAGGCCAGTATCACCCAGCTCAGTAGCCGCAAACTTGGCAGCATCAGCCAAATTACCTTTACCGGCGGCAATAGACATCACCATACGAGTCATGCCAGCGCCTTTATACTGCTGCAATTCCTCTTTGATGATAATGCCCGGTGCGACGCTATGTGCTTTAACAGGAACAGCAACAGCAGCAGCCATACGCTCTGAGGCTTCTAAGCGGGTAATTTGGGCGGTTAGACTTTCGAACTCAGTAGACAAGGCACTAAAGCTGGTCAATTCCTCTGCCGTTAATGTTTCACCGGCAGTCTCTTTAGCGGCCAGAATTTGGACTTTATCGTGAACACCCGCACGCAATTTACGCAATTCTTCAATAGTCATAATATCTCTCTTTTTTTCCATAAAAAAAGCAGCCAATCGGCTGCTTTCGTTTTGACGCTAGTGCGTCGGGTTAAAGTTGGACTTGCTGTCGCATGGATTCAGCTCGAAGCTGGATACTGCTGCTTACTGGTTTTGGGCTGTATTTGGCCGCGATGTTATTTATTGCCGTTTGAGGGTCGGATAACTCATCAGCTAAACCTGCGTCTACAGCTGCTTGACCGAAAAATGTTCGGGCTTGTGTATCAATAACTCGCTGAACATCTATCCCACGGTATTCAGCAACCGAGGTAGTGAACGTCTCATAAGCATCATCGATCAATTGTTGTAGATACGCAGTCGCTTCATCGGTTAATGGCTCATGTGGTGAACCGGCATTTTTAAAATCACCTCTGTAAAACGTGGTGAATTTCAAACCGATTTGCTCTTCCAGCTTAGAGGCTTCCATATGTTCCAGAATGACACCAATAGAACCGACGCCAGATGTATGGCTAACCACAATACGACTACAGGCTGACGCCATGAAATACCCGGCTGAGAATGCATTGTAATTAACAATTGCAGTGCTCGGTTTAACGCTACGAGAGGCAAAAATATAATCAGCCAATTCCTTACAACCGGATACCGCACCGCCGCCAGTGTAGAAATCCAGTACGATCTCACTCACGCTAGGGTCGTTCAGCGCCTTAGTAAATTGAGCGCGAATGCGCTCATAACTGGTCAACTCCGTACAGGCTTGAGTAATCTGCCCTCGCCGTGGAACTAATATTCCATGAACAGGTATTACCGCTATAGAGCCAGTCTGCGTCGGCTCTGATTCTGGTTGATCGTCAGGCTCAAAAGCCATAAGCGCCGTGCCACTCATTTCCCCCATAAGCCGTGGAACTAAAACGGCTTTGATTGAATCCATAATTTGCCGCGAGGCATACTGCGGAATACCAAATACCTGATTTGCAAGGTGGGGATAATTAATAAATTGCTTCATGACTGATCCTTTTTGCCGACCATCGGGGCCAAAACTGGCGTTTTAATTGAGCCGCCCGGAACAGTGAATACACGAGCAATCTCTGAAGATGTAAATGATCGGGCATCAATTTTGGTTAAAGCATGCTCACCCACAGACAATGGGATGTTGGTATTTAATTTCGAGTACATAGAATCGCCTCAATATCTTTCAATTGCTGTGGTGTCGCTTTCCCTATGCCGGTTAACGCTTTGCTATCCACCATATTTAGTGGGGTTAGATACTTATCACCACCGGGTATTGGCGTTAAATTTTCCATCCGGCGAATATCATTAACTGATAACCATCCCCATTGACGGCCAAGCGCATAAGACTCATAACGAGACTTTTGGTCACCACGAAGCAACGATGACACATTGAACTCAATGTAAAAATCACGACGCTCACTGGGTAATAACAGATCACGCATCATTGCCGATTCGTGTCGTTTTAATATGGCTAGCATGGTGTAAATAACGTACTGCAGCCCCTGATGCTCAATATTATTATTTGTTGATTTTTGCAGGTCCTGAATCATGTGCGGAGGCACTTTATACAGGCGGCATACCTCATTAACCGTATATTGACGGCTTTGTAGAAGCTGGGCTTTTTCGTTATCTTGAGAAAGTTGCTTGTAGGTCATCCCTTCTTGCAACATCCCTACCGAGAAGGCATTTCTAACGCCGCCATAACGCTCCGTCCATTTAGCCAGAATGGCATCAACCGCCGCTTGGCTAGCTATCGCCTTAGCCTCGAAAGGGCGTTCAATAACACCCGACATAGTGGTGCCTCGTGCAAATACCTGTGCAGCATGTTGTTCGACCGCTATCCCAAGGCCAAGCACGTCTGGGTTCGTCTGTATAGGCGATGTTCCTATATAGCCATCCAGTGAAAAAGACTTGATGTGATGGACCATCCGCATAGGCAAAATTTCGCCAATACTTGGAATATCGTAATACGGCATTCCGTCTGGACCTTTCAGCACAATAACTTTATGAGGGTTAATAGGGATCAGCTCAGTTATATCGCCACGGCCATTACGATCAATTAATGAGTAGCTGTTACCCTCCAGCCCCAGAACTCCCTGCGTTTGTTCGTGATACTCAAAAGCCGTATCTTTGCGATTTGGCTGGTAACGAATAAGGTCATGCAAGGGATGATCAAAGGCAATTTCTCTACCTCCATTCTCTGTTCGACGATAGAGAACACAGGGCAGCTGCGCGACTGACTCAGCCAGTAGGGTGACACAGGCGCGAACGGCTGATAATGCAAGGGCTGTCTCTGGGGTGATGATGACGCCAGCTTGACTTGAACTACTTCGCATACCACCGGGTACTACTTGCCAATTTACTCGGTTCTCGCTGGGCCTGCCCTTCCAGAATTGCGGTATAAACATCAGGAATCCCCTTTAGGAACAGACTGCGCCTGATTGTTCACAGCCAAACGTGATGTCATCCATGACCAAAATAAGCAGATAACACCTGCAACAATAAAACCCGCTGCCGGTGTCCATAGCCAGGCGCCATATGAAACAAGGCCAGCACCTATCAAACCGATCAAAAAACCGGTGATAATCAATATTTTCATTAACATGTCACATCCGAGTTATCGTAGATGGAGTGGCTAGAGTCTTGGCCATGAAGCATTGCTCTGCCAATAGCCATTAGCAGGGCTGTGGCACCGTCTATTTTTGATTGTTTATCCCCTTTGGTAGGCCGAACTCTGTCGTCACTACCGGGGACAAATGTTCCGAGAACGTTACTAATGCACCACGCTAGAATAGGATTGCCATCATGATGAAAACGACCACCGGCCAACGCAGCTTCCAGCTCTTTCATCGGTGGGGACATATTGGTAAAGTCTTGTCGGATATTGATTGGCTCAAATCCGTTATCCGCTAATTCGTGGGATAAGGCTGTAGCTCCTGTTGGGTCGATAGGAATACTCGCGATCCTGACGCCATCTCGTTCAGTCATATCAATCACGCTGGCGAGGATTTCTCTATAATCAGCTTCTGCACCATCAGTATCATTTAACAAACTGCCACCGGCCCACTGCATGTTTACCCATTTTTGGTAACGCTTTGCCGTCTTGGCTATTTTGGGGTCTATGCTATGAACCGTATCTTCCGGTACCCAAAATTTAGAGCCAACACAATAATAATGTCGTTTACCCTCTATTTCCCGCGTGAAAACCGGCACCCCAGCATTCAGGTCAAGTTTTGCGGCCAAATCTAAGCCTAAGTGACTTTCTTCACCTTTAAAATTACTGAGCTTAAGATTTTTGTCTTCAGCTTTCGCCCAATGATCCATATTAAAGAATGCCGTTTTACCCGACACCCACATATTCAAATGTTTGGTTTTTATATCGTTTGTCATCCGGGGAACTGTTTTCGCCAGATGAAGTTTTTCAACTAAATCTTCATAAAATACCGAGACACCCAAATTAGGATTAGCTTTAATCAGGTTGCAGGGATCCTGCCAATTATCAAGAGCATCCAGCTCGTAAATCATGCCAAATAAGCGCTCATTCGGGAGCATCTTATCCAGACACTGTTTAACCTCGTTATCTTTGTCATAACAAGGTGATTCAATATCTTTACCTGCGGTAGTGATGATCAATGTCAACGGCTGGCTACGAGCGCCCATACCGGTGGTCATTGTTGAATATAATATGTCAGTGGGGTGTTCGTGATATTCATCAATAATGGCACAGGAGGGTGAATCACCATCTCCGGGATTGCCAACGACCGGCGCAAAAACAGAACCATCTTCGCGGGTCAGTTTTTCGGCCCAAACAGAGACATTAAATCTGGATCTAAGATCTGGCAGAAGTTTTGCCATTTGGCTCGCTGGCGTGAAAACCTTTTTAGCTTGCGCCATTTTAGTGGCACCGCAATAAACCTCGGCAGCATTCTCACCATCCGCGCAAAACATATACATACCAATGCCAGCCGCAAAAAATGATTTCCCATTTTTACGACCTACACGGATATAAGTCTCTTTAAAACGGCGCTTTTTGCCTTTCTTTGTTACCCACCCGAATATCGATGAAAAAATAAATAATTGCCAAGGCTCAGCTTTTAGCTTCTGCCCTTTTAGGTCCCCGCTGGAGTGAGGTAGCAATTGAACAAAGCAGCATGCCCTTTCAGCCAGATCCCTATCAAAGCGATATGGGTAATTTTTATCATTAACACTATTTTTTAAGTCATCGAGATGGCGCTGGCAGGCGAGCTTAATATATTTCCCTGCAAGTATTTTACCGCTGAGAATATCCCGAGCGTATTGCTGGGCGGCATTTACGTTCGGGTAGCTGGCCATTGAATGTTTCCGTGATTATGTCCCTATCGATGCAACTATTTGATTGGGACCACGGTCCCAATTTTAAAATTGGTTAAATTCGTTTTGGCCCGGAGTCTTATCTTTATTTGGAGGGTCGCTTCTAACACGGCTTGTTGGGTCTAGCCTTAATACGACGCTGAGCCTGATCAACTGTGAAATGCACTTATCGCGCGTTTTAATTGCAGAACCTAACTTAGCTCCACCGGCAGCAGTTTCATCGGAAAGCCCATCATTTTTTATTTCCAGATTTGCGTCATAAAGAATCTGGACCGTATTGCAATATTCCATCAACAAATAGCAGTCCTGCATTTCGAATCCCTGCTTTATCAGAATTCGAATTGTGCGGTTCCATGCATCAATGGCCATCTCACCCATTAACTCATCAGGCGGTGAAACGGCGCGAGTGACACTACCTTTTTGTTGCACTCCGTTTTTTGGTTTTGCACCACCGCCCGGAGCACGAATTCCAGCGCTCATAGGCAACACTCCAAATGTTAAAAAATGTAGAAAAAAAAAGATCTTATTACATGCACGTAAAAATCTACC